AATTCCTTAGACTTACTAGGAACATGTTAATGTTATTTGCAGCGCCTTCGAACGCTGCCCCAAAAGCAGCAGGGATTATTACCTTCAGCATATTGAAAGTGTATGCCAATTTTTCGACGCTTTGAACAAGGTGGTTAACCATGATACGACCAGCTTGTTCTACAAACTCGAACTTTTCTTTCAGGTATGTTCCAAAAGCCCAACCAGCAGCGAAAGCCGCAAGAGCGCCCAATATACCTTGTATTACAAGAAGACCTCGACCAAGTACAGCTGAGGCCCCACCGGCCGCTGTCATAGCCGCTGCTGCGCCTGTTAATGGGATAATCAAACCTATAACACCAACTCTTAGCAGAATCAACATTTCAATAAGCAATATAGTTTCGTCGCTATATTTACGGATAAACTCTATTACTGATATACCTGTTGAAACGAAAGATACGAAAGCGTTTGCAGCATTAATCACACCATTTGTAAACTTAATGATGTCATCTGATGATATACCTTCGATAAATTTAGCAACCTTCAAAAATGCTTGGCCAACAATTTCGCTAAACGTTACAAAAGCTGGCGATGAGTCCGTGACCTTTTTAGAAATAGAATCAAATATCGCGCCTAGTCCAAGCGCCATACTATTTGTAGACATCTCTTTAAACAAGTCAAAAACAACCGTCTTCAATCGTTCCTTGGCAGCATTCAAGCTTTTACTGGCTATAATAGCCGCTTCGCCAAAACGTTTATTCAACTCATCAGGTAATCGAGACAAGAAATCAATAGCCGTTATTCCACCTTTAGCGACTTTAGTCATGAACTTGTCCATGGTCATACCCATAGCTGCAGCTCCGATCTGCAACGCACCAGGAACATGTTCGCCGAATTGTTGACGCAATTCCTCCATACTCACTTTACCCTTACTAGCCATTTGGATAAGTGAGTTAAAAATTCGTTCGACAGTTTGTGGAGTTGAGTGCATAATCGTCGTTACAGCTGTAACAGATTCAAATAACTTCTTCATGTCAATCTCTGACATCAACCCTTTTGTAGCAGCTGTAAGTTGTGAGTATCCTTTCATTAAGCCATGAATAGCTACGCCGTATGACATAGCAGCGCCTTTTACGTAATCATAAGCTTCGCCAGACTTTACGACGTCACCTGTGGTAACATTCATCATTGCGATAAATGAACTATATTCTCGATTGACTTTGATCAACTCATCAATGAAAGACCGAAACATATTCATTGGTTGAAAAGCCGCGATCAACCCTGAAATACCTGACAAATCTCTTTGAAATGATTTAAAAAACCTTGACAACGATGAAAAATGACCAGCCATCTGACTTGTTGATTTTCCGCTAGTATTACTCATGTTAATGAGCGTGTTATTAACGGTGTTCGCGGTGTAATTAATCGAATTCAGTTGAGCGTTAACTGTCGCAGCGCCAGATTGAGCGCCTGTCGCATCAATGACTACGTATAAGGTATTAGTAGCATTTCCCATATTAGCCTTCGAAATTCTCTAAGTTAGATGCTGTAGATTCTACAAATTCGCGCAATTCGATGTTGGTCAATAATGCGTACGTAGCCATTTCAGCTGTATATGGAACGTCTGAATTATCGATATGCTTCAACTCTTTCCAATCAACTAGCAAACCTTCGGCCATCGCTTTACAAGCGTCTTTAACGGATATTTGATTGTCAGCAGTGTATTTAGCAACAGCAGACTTAAATATCTTATTGCTAACGTGAGCGATTTTTAACTCCGTTTTACCGAGTTTGAACCAGCGACCAGTCCGCATTTCATCAGCATTCAAATCAACTTGATTTAGCATATTAACCTATGAACGAATAATCAATGATACAATTGACTTGATACCAACCAGATTTGACCGTGTTTAAACCCATCGCAACACTTTCGCCAACGGTAATTACATCGTGTTGATCGAAAACAAGCGTGTTATATATTACGCGATCAAATATCAAACCAGCGATACGCGCTAACTCCAACGCTCGGCCAGCGCCAGTGTCAACTTTAACAAATACCTGAACGTGAACTGAACCGCCTCTGTGCGATCCGATTTTGAACCCAATCTTTTTACCACCCCGTGGCAACACTGTAAGTCTAACCCATTCAGGTAGACCGCTAGTTTCTAGTCGAGTATTGCTATGCTCAACAGGTGTTTCAAACCAGTTGTCAACGAATCTCTGAACGATAAAATTATTTACTTCGATATCAGTCATTTTATTCTCGCGATAGCATTTCGAAGTACACCTGTAGGAGCTTTATCAGACCAACCGTACTCCAATGGAATAGCATAAGGAGCGCCGTTGGTTACAAATAACTTATCGAATTTTGCTGGAAAAGTAAAGAGCGAACCGACAGAACCACCACGAATCCCATTGAATTCAAAAACAGGTGTATCGGCGCTTATACGCCAGGATTGTTGGAAACTACCAGTATCGACTGGAGAATGATAAACAACATCAGATAAAATTGTTTTGGCAATGTCTATGGCGCGTTCTCTTGTAGACGCTTTCACCACATCCATAAAACTGGATGGATGTTTATCCCAATAAGCGCCGCTTTTAGCCATATAAACCTAAGTTGTTGTTTTATATAACCTATTTTAAACGCTCTGAACTACTTCAACTTAGCTACTTAATAGTAACATATAAGCTAACTAATAAAAAGCTATTCAGAGCGTATGCCTGAGCGCTATAATTATGTACAGAGCGCTAAATTATTGCTTTTCAGCTATTATTGTAAAAACAACAGCTTTAGAACCAACCAAAGAATCGATTTTATTTATTATTCTGTAATCGAAATCTAAAACATTCAGCATGTCATAAAAATCGATGTCTTTAATGACTTCAGCAATGATTATCAATTTAACCATTGTCGACTTGATAACGGAACCGGACAATTCTTGGGTTGTAAACTTATCGAAAACAACTTCTACGGGTGTTACAACTTCATCTTCCAAATCATTCGTGCTGGTATACGTATTAAAGGCCCGCGTTCTTTTGATTAGCGAGCCTTTATACAGTGCTTCAGGCATTGCAGCCCGAAGCGATGATACTGTCAATGCTATAATCTGATCTACATTCATGATCTCAATGCATTAACTGAATGCGCCATGTTATTCGTTGGCCCTGTATACGTGCCAAGACCAGCCAATAGTCGGATCAAGAAACTGGGTATACCCACCACAGAATTGTCTGTGAATTTAAGATCGATAGGTCCGACCTTAATACCTGAAACATTCGATTCAAACTGATTCAAGCCGCCGTTTTTGATCAGATACATCATTAAATAACAAGTGGCTTGCATCACAATATTCGGGATACGGTCAACTGGCAGCAGACGCTCGTCTGAATCATAGGCATCGTTACGAGGCCAGCGAAGAGCTTGCGTATCAGAACAGATTGTTCCGAACCAATCAAATTGGGAATCCAGCAACCGCGTAGCGTCTATTGCAGCGGCTTCTTTAGACGCAAGCAGTGTAGGCCAAATTCCTGTTGTCGTTTGGGATGCGAAAAAAGCATCAGCATACGCAATTGTTACGTAGCTGTCAGCTGCCGCGTCGCCAATGACCGTATTTAGAGCCATGATTACTTGGCAGGAGACTTAGTAGCTGCGGCCTTGAGCGAATTATCTGCTACAGGTTTTTCGTCTTTGACTTCGACCTCAGCTGCAACTCGCTCACAACCATAGAAAGTCGTCAAAACATTCTCGACTAGTTTCCCTTCTTCATCGTTCAGAGTGACTTCGCCGTCTTCAAAAACGACGCCGCCAATGAGCTGCGTGCCTTCGGATTTGTACAAGGTACGATATTTGATCACGGTAATACTCCAGTGGAATTGTAAAGACGAAACCAGCGGCTTTCGCCGCTGGCTAACCGAACTTAATCAGTAATACCCTTGACGCAAGCTAGACCGAGTTCACTGAACAGAGCCAGACCGCAATACATCTTGACGCGGGTGATGACTTCGTCCTTGGTTTCGCTGGTGCCGACCTTTTCAACACGAACGCCAGCGGCGTCCATTGCTGTAAGACCGGTCAGGCCATGCGTGCCGCTACCGTCGTCGAAAGTACCACCAAAGACCGTAGTGCAAACAGAACCTGACGTGCCTTGAACCTGATTGACCGGAATCCAGTCATTGCGGAACAGAGGAACATTACGATAGGCCGGAATCTGTCGACCAGATGGAAGGGTAACAACATCGCCGATGCTGGCGCCGCCAAGACCACGCAGCAAAGCGTAGTACTTGCGAAGAGTACGTGCCGGCAACATGATATAGTCGACAGAGCCGTCCTTGTCCTTAACCTGATCGATCAGGGCATCCAACAGGTCAAAAGTGAAAGGTGCGCCGTTGGTCGCCGCCGAGATAACGTTCGCAGCTGGCATCAGAGTAAGCATGCCTTCGAAGGTATCCGACGTACCAAGACCATTAACCATGGTATTCTGGAACTGGCGACCAATCGACTTCGCTTTGGAGGCGACTTGAACAGCCGTTTGATCAGTGATATTGGAACGGGTTGCTTGAATCAAACCATTGACTTCGGCGTCGCCCAGCAAAGTAGTCAGAGCAGCTGACTTTTTCGTGAACGTTGCAGGCGCCTTAGCAGTGATCGTG